ATGCTACCTATGACCAGACAGCTCAAAAGCCTGTCTCTGGCTGCTGGCTTACCTGGAGTGGTAATGACATTGCCAGGGATGAGAATGGCTTACCTGTATTTACAAGTAACGCCTCCAGATTCAGGGGTGGTAACAACAACTCATCACTGGATGGTACCTATAAGAGCCAGATCGGTATGGCACGTACCTCTGTCAATAAGGCACAAGTGAGGAGCTGGTGCACTGCTGCTAACAATGGCATCCATCATGGAGCCTACAGGGTGTACAATGAGATCGCTTGGCTCCAGAGGGTTGAATATGCCTCACTCGACTGCCAGGCTGCTTATACATCAACGCTCACACAGGATGGTTTCCACCAGGGAGGCCTTGGTAACGGATGTACTGTGAATGGCGGTGAGTGGAATACCCACAACGGTTACAATCCTTTCGTTCCATGTGGTGTAACCTTTGTATTGGGTAACAACACTGGTAAGGTTTCCTACGTGATCAAGAACTGGGCAAACTCTGGTAATGATAAGACCATCCAGGTTACATCTTACCGTGGTTTGGAGGTGCCTTTTGAATATCTCACGATGCTGGCAGACGATGTGCTGATCTGGCATAAGGAGGATGTTTCTGAGGCTTACGTTTGTGAGGATCCCACTAAGTTCACCTCACACTCTGACAGTGCTACCACTGTTCCAGCTGGCTATGAGCTGGCATCTGAGCTGCCTATGGCATCTGGATATGGCTTAACGCTGTCACACAACGCTAAGGGCTACTCATTCATCAATCAGATTGGTGGAGCTGCCAATGAGGGTGTTTGTGACTACTACTGGTATCCATCACCCTCTGGGTGGTATGGTGCCCTCCTGTCTGCGTCTGCGGGTAATGGTGCGACTGCTGGTTTCGGTTCTCTGTATGCGAATAATCGTTCCTCGAAGGCGACTGCGGATCTTGGGTTCCGCTTGTGCCGTGGGTGAAACGCCACGACTGCAATAAACGGTGGGCGGTGGCTTTTCTGAAAGCTGCCTCCCCACCTTTCAAAAAGAGAGTTCTTTGAAAATATAAAATAAAAGGTTGCAAGGTCAGGTGCCCTCCTGTCTGCGAATGCGAATAATGGTACGAATGCTGGTTTCGGTTATCTGAATGCGAATAATCGTTCCTCGAATGCGAATGCGAATATTGGGTTCCGCTTTTACCGTGGTTTTCCTTGAAAACAAGAATAACTGTTAGACCTCTGTAACCCTACCACACAGGGGCTGCTGGCACTGCTGGCAGCTGGTAAAACAATAGTGATTCAGTAAGGTGTGAGTAAGTAATTGAAAGCTCCTGATTGAACAACGGCACACTATGGAGAAAAAGAAATGTGCAAAGAACGATGGCAACCTGTACAACGTCTCTGTTATGTACCGTGACTTTGAGGATGTGGGCTATTATATCGGCAACACAGGAAAGATCTATATCTCACCTGGGAAAAAGATCAAGAATGTATATCCGCTGATCTATAGCACAGAAAACCTGGTAAAGTCTCAGTACACAGCCCAAAAGGGCAAAAAGAACAGAGGAGAGGTTAAGGCGTTCAATGACAATCTGAATGATAATCTGTCTATCCTGTATTCACTCCTGCGTGATGAGACCTTTGAGCCTGGTATCTACCGTACCAAAAAGATCTATGATCCTAAGGAGAGGGATATAATGATTGCTCCTTTCTTTCCAGACAGGGTTGTGCACCATTGCATAATCAACGTACTGGCTCCACACTGGTACCATATATTCATTGATAACACCTATGCCTGTATCAAGGGGCGTGGTATCCATAAATGTATGGAGGATGTGCACTGGGCTCTGATAACTGATCGGATCGGTACCAGGTACTGTTTGAAAATCGACATCAGAAAGTTCTATGATAATGTGGATCACTCAGTGCTCAAAAAGATCATCCGCTACAGCATAGCTGATGAGAGTTTACTGAGGCTGTTGGATAAGATAATTGATAGCAACGGTAAGGAAAAGGGACTGCCAATAGGCAATTTCACCAGCCAGTATCTGGCTAACCTCTACCTGGCATACTTTGACCACTGGGTTAAGGAGGAGCTGGGCGTTAAGTACTACTATCGTTACATGGATGATATTGTGGTACTGGGAGAGGATAAGGCCTGGTTACACTACATCCTGGATTCATTTGCACTGTATCTGGGTGCTGAGCTGAAAGTGGAGATCAAACCTAACTGGCAAATATTCCCAGTTGATGATCGGAGTATTGACTATGTTGGTTTCAAGCAGAATCATTACGGAATCCTCCTAAGAAAGGGGATCCTGCTGAGGTTCTACAAAAAGCTGGAAAAGACAAAGGAAAAATACCAGATCAATAATGAGGATGATATTAAGCACCTGTTTCCGTCTGAGTATGGCTGGATAATCAGATGTGATAAGGAGCACAGTGATTTCATATTTAATAAATGTTTAAGCAATGGAAAAAAGCAATGTATTAGTTACAGGCCTGCTGGCTAAAGAAAAGCCAGAAGTGTTTAAGGATCTCAACAATGGCCAGGGCACCATCCATTATAATCACAATATCGTGGAGGTGCTGGTGATCGTGGATGAGAATGGAAACATTACGATCACTGATGATCCAGAGAAAGCTACTGGTAAGATGTGGCAGTATGACAGCCTGAGGGTAGAATATCCTAAGACTGCAGATAATGTATTTGCCACTCTGATCACTGCTAAGTACCCTGCCAATACGGAAAGCAAGCTCCAGAACGAGTACAACAGTGCTGTACTGGGTATTTTGACAGAGGAGGCTAAGGCTCCCTATATCGCTTTCCTCAATGACAGGCTTACGCTGCACCAGATGGTAGAGGATGATTTCGCAAACATCAACACCGCTGAGTGATGGCACAGGAGATCGTGGACTTTGAGGATGATAGCATAAGCCAGGGTAATGCGGACATCTTTGACTGTGAGTTTACATCCATTGATGCTGTTATCAACCAGGTAACGGTATTTACTGGGTGTGATCCTGAGAGGCAGACAGAGAACGGATCCAGGTGCCTGATCGCCTATGGTGAGGGGTATGGCAGATCTGCTTTCTTCACTGACAGCAAGAAAGTTAAAGATGTGTTCGCTGCTCCTGGCAGACGCTATCCCATGAGAGCTGTAATCAAGGTAGTAAAGTATGGTACAATGTATGGTTTCAGGGTATTCCCACCATCTACTGAGATAACCCAGGAGGATAGGGAAAACTTTGAGGCATACAAGAAAAACAAATGGAGGAGGCAACGCAATGGTTGAGCATAGCTTGGAAACAGCCAGGACAATAGGCGATGTAGGAATGATGGCGGTTACGGCTGCATTTTTCCTGGTGCTGGCTGCTGCTTTAATGATCGCCTGTTTCAGATGGTTTAAGAACATCATCAATGATATGCTGGTTAGCAACAAAACCACAATGAATGAGCTGCTGGAAGAAACGAAAAGCCAAAACCAGATGCTGGCAGACATTTCAGAGGGGTTGCGACCTGAAACACAGTTGCGTATCAAAAACACCTCCAGTATCTACTTTGACTATGCTGTTGAAAAGGTATGCCGTATTATTAAAAAGGTACGTGAGGAAAACCATATTGTGGATAAGGAGGGTACCAGGAAAAAGATCCGTACCCTGCTGATCAACCTGCATGAGGATCGTAATAGCCGTTTCGACTACTACACCTACAGGGGTAAGAGGCTTTCTTCATATACCTCTCCTGAATGGCTGGACTGGGTGGCTGACGTTGTAGAGGCTGAGGTGTATTCCGATAATCAGAACAATGGGAGGAGCTATACCAATGTACAGGCTGTGTATGATAGAATAAAACTGGATTTTTACCATAAAATGAATAGCTGATATGAGTAAGTTGGAAACACTATGGCCATTTATCCTGAGCTGGGAGGGTGGCTTTGCTAATGTACCAGGTGATCGTGGAGGTGCTACCAAATATGGTGTCACCATATCAACCTGGAAAGCCCAGGGCTATGATAAGGATGGTGATGGTGATATTGATGTGGATGATCTGAAACTGATCACTCCAGCTGATGCTATGGAGATCTGTAGAAAGAATTTCTGGAATCGCTGGAAAGCTGACAGGATCAATGATCAGTCTATTGCTAACACCCTGGTAGATTGGGTGTGGGGCAGTGGAAAGTACGGTATCACCATTCCACAGGCTATGCTGGGTGTCAAGGCTGATGGTATCGTGGGTGAAAAGACGCTTGCTGCTTTGAACGCCCAGGATCCTAAGACGTTCTTTGCTAAGCTCCAGAAAAGGAGAGAGCAATACCTGAGAGATATTTGCGTTAGTAGGCCTACTAACAAGAAATTCCTGAAAGGGTGGCTGAGGAGGCTGAATAGCATCCAGTATGGATCCCTCACCACAAATAACATCCCACCAAAAACTATCAAATTCACATGAAAAAGTATCTGATCATTACGTGCCTGGCACTTGGAGTAATCTGTGCCTGGCTTGCACACTCCCTGTATGAGAGTTGCATTGAGAAAGACAGGCTCCAGCACAACCAGGAGGCTCTGATGGGTGAGATCCAGCTTTACGAAACTAAGGCTGGTGAAAGTGCTGCCTCTGTGCTCAGGCTACAGCTGACGTACAATGAGCTGGATAAGCACTACCAGGATGTATGCCAGGAGGCAAAGGATCTGGGGATAAAGCTGAAAAGGCTGCAATCCGTATCACAGACCTCCACAGCTGGAAACATTCAGATCCAGACAGAGATCAAAGACAGCATCAGGTATGTGCCAGAGATACACCTGGTAGATACCCTGAAAACATTTAGCTGGAGAGATCATCCCTGGGCTGATATATCTGGAGTTATTGACAGCGGAAAGGTGAATCTTTCCGTTCAGACTACCGACACAATCATACAGATAGTACACAGAGTGCCTAAGCGTTTCCTGTTTTTCAAGTTTGGTTGCAAGGCCATCAGACAGGAGATCATCAGTAAAAGCCCATATAACAAGATCGTGTACTCTGAGTATATCGAATTAACAAAGTAGCTTTCTGTAGAATAACTATACTGCCGATCCGTGCCAGCCGTGAGGCCAGTGCGGATCATTTTTTACTCAGTAAATTTTGTCGTTTCAGAAAAAGTATGTACCTTTGCACTGCCGATCTGAAAATCGGTGTTGCATTAAGCACTCTGAGCCAGACCTGGTGAGGGGTGCTTTTTACATAAAACGAGCAGAAATGCTACAAATATTCTACAAATACTCCGAAAATGGCTGTAACAGGCTGATAATCATAGGATGTGGGAAATCTCTCCTAAGCACTATTCACTATTCAGAGGCTCATCCAGGATCCAGAGGGATCACTGCCTGTTAAATATACCACTCTAAGCCCTTGTAGTTCAATGGATAGAACACGGCTCTCCTAAAGCTGAGATATGAGTTCGATTCTCATCGGGGGTACAAAATTACGTTTTTTCCTTTTCATATTCCGCAAATTTTATGTAATTTTGCTGCGGAAAGTTCTACAGATATTCTACAGGCAGTATATGGCTACATTCAAGGCAGAGGTGTATGCCCACCAGAAAAAGGCAGATGGTACCTATAATATAAAGATAAGAGTTACCCAGAACCAGCGTAAGAAATACCTGGCTACTCCCTGGTTTGTCACAAAGGATGATCTTACCAGATCGCTAAAGCTGAAAAACCAGAAATACATCGATATGACAGATGATCTGATCCGTACCTATCGCTCCAGGTGTGATATGCTGGGTACCAGGATAAAGACCATGACCGTTGATGAGGTTGTGGCTTTCATTGAAAAGCCTCAGGAGGAGCATTGGGATCTGGATGTTGTGGAATACACAAAGCAGCACATTAAGAGGCTCCAGGACACAGGCCATGAGGGTAACGCTGCCACCTACCAGGTTTCCATCAACAGCCTCATTAAGTTCCTGGGCAGGGATAAGATCAGCATTAAGGAGGTGACAGTGAAGATGCTGAAAGCCTGGGCAGACTGGATCATCAATAACGGTAAGACGAAAAGCAACAGCTTTGCATCACACAATTACCTTTCACGTCTCAGAGCCATCCACAATATGGCTAAAAAGGAGTTCAATGATGAGGATGCTGGTATCATCAGGATCCCTAACTCTCCTTTCTCACATATAGATCTGCCAAAGGAGCCTACACCTGAGAAACGTGCCCTCACCCTGGATCAGATGAGAAAGCTGGTGACACTGCCATACATTGAAAGCCCATACCCTAACACCAACCGCTACAACTTTGCCCTGGATATGTTTATCCTGAGCTTTGCCCTGGTAGGAATGAACCTGGTGGATATATACTACTGCGAGGACTGCACAAATGGCAGGATAACCTATGAGCGTACCAAAACCAAAAACAGGCGTGCTGATCGTGCCAGGATCTCCATCAAGATCCAGCCAGAGATCCAGGCTCTGGTTGATAAGTACAGAGATCCATCTGGAAAGAGGGTGTTCAAGATCTACAGGATGTACTCATCCATGAGCACCTTGCATAAGGCTATCGGTGCTGGAATGAAAAAGATCGCTGAGGATCTGGGTATGGATAAGCTGGATTTCTATGCTGCCAGGCATACCTGGGCAACACTGGCACAGAATGATGCTGGAGTGGATAAGTGGACTGTGCACACCTCACTAAACCATGTTGATGATGAGACGAAGATCACAGATACATATATCAGAAAGAGCTGGGATCCTATTGATAAGGCAAATAGAAAGGTGCTTAACCTGGTGAAGATAAAGAGGCATTTTGTCGAGCCAATTTGCCTAAGCAAAAAACACGTTTTGCCTAAGCAAAAATCATAAGTATCTGAAAACCAGGTACCAGATTTTCTGTTTTGCCTAAGCAAAATCTATAATTTGCCTAAGCAAACGTATTTTGCTTTATTTTTGCTTACCATTTTGCTTAACTTTTGCTTGCACTTTTGCCTAAGCAAAATTATTTTTGCCTAAGCAAAAAAGAGCGTTTGCCTAAGCAAAATTTGTAAATACCTGATAATCAGTATAGGTTGTTTTTCATTTTGCCTAAGCAAAAAAAGCCGTTTGCCTAAGCAAAATTAAGAAACAGTAAAATAGGGGTATATATATTATATATATTATAAGAATAAGAGAATAAATTATTTAATAAGGAATATGTATATGAAATAGGGGTGTGGGGAAAGAACAAAAAAGCCCACCCTTATGAGGTGAGCTTTCTGTTATTCACTGGGTGATTGTTTCTTGAACATCCTACCAGATCCTGTAAGGAGCCATTCAGCACTCACATCATACTCCTTAACCATCGGATATAGCCAGGACACCTGAAACCAACCTCTATCCAGATCCTTACGCTGTGCCAGGAAATTGCGCCTGTCAATATCATAGAGCCTACAGTAAGTGTTTACGCCTCTGATGTCACCTTTGGCTATGATGGCATCCAGGGCACTGTAGAAACGCTCCATTACGTGCTTTGTAATATCGGTATTCATTTTCTTACGTCTGTTATTCGATTCATATCTTTGTCAAACACATAAACCACATCATAAAGATCAGTGGCTCCAAAGGAGTTTTTTGCACGGTACCTGTGAGACACCTCCCATCCCAGGGTATCATAGGGATTGGTACCAGATTTCACCAGGTAGGCTTTCCAGTGCTCCAGGAAAGTGTTGAGTGTATCAAGGCTAAACTCTCCAGCCTCTTTCCTCTTTAAGCACTCGCTGATGGCCATACTCATAGGAGTAATGATACCAGGCTTACCTATTTCCACGTTCTGATAGCTGGATGGATCTTTCAGGTGAGCCTCCAGATAATCATCTATTACCCTTTCGTACTTTTCCTTGCAACCAGACAGCACCAGGATAGCAAGGAACATGAAAAGCACCTTTCTCATAAGCCCAGACACCTTACATCATTCATTAACTGGGTAAACTGATCCTGAGGCTGTCCCAGGATCTTTGCCTCAGTCTGTGCGCTTGCAATAGCTTTCTTAACCTCCAGGATCCTGCTATGATCCACATTCCCATTGAAAGCCTCTTTATAGAGATCAATCACCATTCTGTAGTACCTTTCCATAATTCAGTCTTTTAATTTTTCGATTATTGTTATTAGTCTATCCATTTGCTCCTGGCTTTTGGTAAGCTGCTGCTGTGCCTCCCTGGTTAGCTCCCTCTGAGCTGCCAGCTCATCCAGGAACCGATCTACAGGAGCACTAAAGTTGTTACCATTACCAACCTGGTTATTCACGATTGCAGCCTTTCCTGGATCTGGCAGCTCTGAATCTGCATCCACCATTTTACCCACTCCAGTTAATATCCAATGAGCGTTAAGCCCAAACGTGGCAGCAAAGTTATTCACAAAAGTAGTAGTCAGATACTTTGGATAACCATTGAATGCCTTAGATATTGTGTTTTTGGTGTGTCCCATTCTGTCCGCAATATCCTGTTGAGTGAAAATCACAGCCCTGCTTTTCAGGTAAGCAAAGCACTGTTTTAGCCTTTCTTGTGGCTCAGTTAAAACCGATCTGTCTTTTTCTTCCATACCCACTAAAGTTATCAAGTGTTGCTAAATAATGTTAATTATACCCACAAATACCCACAAACTTTTGGTTGTATCAACTAAAGTTGCTATATTTGCACCCGAATAAGTTACTTTGTGGGCGCAAATATACGAAAATATGTTTGCAAAACACAGAAATAATATGTTAAAAATGGCAAAGAGCAAATTTAGACAAATCTACGATTCACTGCCAGCAAGGGCAGGAAAGGCACCAAAAACGGTGTGGATCGAGCGTCTTGCTAAGATCTGTATGGTATCTGAGCAGACTGTACGATGCTGGGTATATGGCACCCAAAAGCCAGATGCCCTGAAACTCTCTATCCTATCTAAAGAGCTGGGTGTGCCAGCCGATCAATTATTTTCTTAATTAAAATGCAACACCGATTATGAAAAAAGTAACACTATCAAATGCTATCCAGTGTGCTGTAGCCACTTTGTTTGCTATAGCTGCTATCGTCACAGGCATTGCAACCAAAACAGGCCATAATGTAGTCTTTGGCTTGATGGCTGCTATCTTTGCCTGGGTAATCTTCACTGATGATTATTACGGTGAGAGTGTAAAACAGTACATCCTGAGAAAGAGAGGTAAGTAATATGGCTACTATCACTCTTGAACTCTTTGAGCTGAAAACCCTCTGTATGGATATGGCAGAGCTGGGCGTGGCAAATTATATCAGGACACAGGCACCAGCCAAAGATCTTATATCCCAGAGAGAGGCCTACAGGCTGTTTCAGGAACACAGGGTAAAGGAGTGGAAAGCCAGAGGCATGATCAAGCCTGAGAGGATGGGATCTGCAACCAGATCCAAACTGCTATACTCCAGGAGTGAGCTGCTTGCACTCGACAAATCAGAGAGACTAAATCTTTTTATAAACAAGTAATAGTTATTCTATGGCAATTATTCTAAAGTCCCTACACCTGGTAAATTTCAAGGGTGCACGTGATGTTGAGCTGAGTTTCAACCCAGGCACCACACTTGTATCAGGTGACAATGGCACAGGAAAGACAACAGTCTTTGATGCCTTTACGTGGCTGCTGTTTGGAAAAGACAGCACGAACAGATCAGATTCCAATTTCAATATTAAGACATTGGATCCTGGTGGTAGTCCTATCCTGAAACTGGAGCACTCAGTAACTGCTGAGCTTGATGTGGATGGAAAGGCCATGAAACTAAAGCGTGTGTATCGTGAGAAATGGGAAAAGCCTACTGGCACCACCATTGAGACACTGAAAAACCATGAGACGCTTTTCTACGTGAATGATGTTAAGATCCCTACAAAGCGTGAGTATGACGCTAAGATCAGTGCCATCATTCCAGAGAATGTATTTCGCATGATCACCAATCCGTTCTTTTTCCCTTACCTGAAACCTGAGGAGCAAAAGGAAATGCTCCAGGATATGGCTGGAAACGTAACGGATCAGGATGTGGCACAGCTGAAACCAGAGTATGCTGAGTTTCTTGCTGCCCTGGCTGGTACCCCTATTGCTGAAAAGGCTAAGGAGATCAAGGCTCAAAAGAGCTCATGCAATGAGGAGCTTTCCCTGATCCCCACTAAGATTGAGACAGCCGAAAAGCTGAAACCAGCTGATGAGAATTGGGATGCCCTGGAGGTAGAGCTGAGTGCTAAGAAAGCTGAGCTGAAAAAGGTTGATGCTATCCTGGCTAACGATCGCTCTGTACAGAACTCTGAGGTATATACAAAGCGTAACAACCTCCAGGAGCAGATCAACAATAAGAAACTGGAGGAGAGCCAGCGTAAGAACGCCTTACGTCTGGAGGCTGACAGGAAACGTAACAGCGACATCCAGGAGGCTGAGAATACTGCTGCCTCACAGCGTACCGATATTGTGCGTAAGATCAACGAAAAGAAAACTGAGTTGGTCAAACGTGAGGGTGAGGTGAAACAGGCTACTGGCAGTAGCTATGAGACAGCCAAAAAGACCGTGGCAGACCTGGAGGAAAAGATCAGAGGTAAGCAGAAAGAGATCAACACTCTCAAAGACAGAAAGGCTACCCTGGAAAATGACGTTCTGGATGCCCAGAGAAACGTAAGTGATACTGACAGATCCATCAAGGAAAAGGAGGTAGAGATCTCCGATATGAGAGCTGAGTATCAGAGGATCTTTGCCAGCACCTTTGAAATGGCTCCTGATCAGATGGTGTGTCCTACCTGTAAGCGTCCGCTGGATGTTGATGATCTGGAGGCAAAGCGTCAGGAACTGGAGGCTAATTTCAATACCGATAAGGCTGCTAAGATCAAGGCCAACAAAGATAAGGGGCTTGCTGCTGTCGCTAAGCTGGATGAGCTGAAAGCTACCCTCCAGAGACAGCAAAAGACACAGCAGGATAAGGATAATGCCCTCAAACAGGTTGAGAGTGACATTCTGAATGCTGAGAATGAGCTGAAAGAGCTTACCAATGACCTTGTATCAGCACGTGCCAATGTGCCAGCAGAGCCTAACTATACTGATGTGCTTTCTAAGGATGCTGAATACCAGCGTATCACCACTGAGATCAACACCCTCCAGGCTGAGCATGACAGTATCACTGTTGCTGAGATCCCACAGCCTGACTACCTGGAGATCGAGAGAAAGGATGAGAAACTGATCCAGCTGGTGAACGAGATCACAGAACTGCAAAACCAGCTTGGAGCTATCCAGGATCCATCAGACAACCAGGAACAGCCTGATAACTCACAGGCTATGGCTGATAAGGAACGCCTCACAGGAGAGATTGACAGCATCAATAAGAGATTAGGCCAGAAAGCTATCCTGGAGCGTGCCAATAAGGAGATCCAGGAGCTGGAGGAGCAACGTAACAAGCTGAATGAAAGAGTTGCTGAGCTGGAGAAATGGGAGTATGACAGCCTACAGTTCCAGAAAGCAAAGGATAATGAGCTGCTGAGACGTATCAATGGCCTTTTCCAGCTGGTATCATTCTCTTTCGTTTCCTCTCAGTTGAATGGCGGTGAAAAGATCACCTGTGTATGCACAGTGAATGGCACTCCATATCCTGATGTGAATAACGCTGGTAAGATCAACGCTGGACTTGACATCATCAATGCCATTTGCAAGGCTAAGGGTGTGAATGCTCCGATATTCGTTGATAACGCTGAGAGCGTAAACAATGTTCTGGAAACATCAAGCCAGAAAATCCTATTATGTGTAACCAAAGACAAACAATTAACAATACAGTAACTATGGCAGACAATAATTCAAACACACCAGCACCAGCCAGCACAACGGCTGTGCAAAAGGTCAGCCCAAAGGTGGATGCCTTGAAAGGTATTCTCAATGCTGAATCAGTCCAGGAACAATTTAAGAATGCCCTGGGTAAGAACTCTGGCACTTTCGTTGCCTCAGTGATCGATCTGTATAACTCAGACAGCAAGCTACAGCTCTGTGAGCCTAAGGCTGTCGTGATGGAGGCTCTGAAAGCTGCTGTGCTCCACCTCCCTATCAATAAGGCTCTGGGATATGCCTACATCATTCCTTTCAATAACAGCTACACTGAAAAGGATCAATTTGGTAAGGACATCCTGGATGATCATGGAAAGAAAAAGTGGTACCAGAAAATGGAGCCTACTTTCCAGCTTGGATATAAGGGTTACATCCAGCTTGCTATGCGTACAGGCCAGTATCGTACCCTGAATGCCGATGTAGTCTATGAGGGTGAGGTGCGTAAGGTTAGCAAGCTCACTGGAGAGATCGCCTTTGACGGTGAGAAGAAATCAGATAAGGTGATTGGATATTTCTGCTACTTTGAGCTGCTTAACGGTTTCAGTAAGACACTGTACGTTACTGTAGAGCAGATGGCAAAGCACGCTAAGCGTTACTCTAAGGGACTGAAAAAGGAAACCACTGTAGAGCAACTGATGGCTTTGGCTGCTATGCCTGTATCTGATGATAGTAAGACTGTAGGATGGTTAGGCAATTTCCATGCTATGGGTGTTAAGACGGTGGTAAGAAACCTCCTGAGTAAGTACGGTTATCTGTCTATCGAAATGCAAACAGCTATCTCCGATGATCTAAAGAGCGAGGAGTGGGCTGATGCTACTGAGCTGAAAGATGAGACCAAACAGCTTACGATGAGTGGTGAGGGTGCTGTGAAGATCGGAGAGGCTGCAAACAGCCAGGAGCCTGCTGCATCCACCATCCCTGATCCAGGTTACTAAACGGTGCTGCTATGTTACTGACTGTGTTAGGTAGTTCAAGCAAGGGAAACGGCTACATCCTGGATAACGGCCAGGAGGCTCTGATCCTGGAGTGTGGTGTGAACATCAAGGAGGCAAAGAAAGCCCTCCAGTTCAATATCCGCAAAGTGGCAGGATGTGTCGTTACCCACCAGCACAATGATCATGCTGGGCACATTGCTAAGTACGCTGATCTTTTCCATACCCTGGCACTGCCTGAGGTGTGGATGGCAAAAGGCTACTCTGGTACCCATGCCGTTTCAGTGGAAAGCGGAAAGACATACCAGATCGGTAATTTCATGGTGATGCCTTTCAACGTGTCACATGATGTACCCTGTGTAGGCTATCTGATCCAGCATCCAGATATGGGGCTGATGATCTTTGCCACAGATACCTGTGAGCTTGACTATACAATACCAGGGCTCAATCACATACTGATCGAGTGTAACTATTCAGTGGAGGCTCTGAGACGTGCAATAGCTGAGCACCGTACAGACGAAAGCCAGGTAGCACGCCTGGCAAAGTCCCACCTGGAGTTTGCATCTACAAAATCTTTTCTTAGCCGTAATGACCTGTCGAAAGTGGCAGAGGTGGTACTGATCCACCTGTCAGGCAACAATGCCGATGAGAGCCGTTTTGTGAACGAAATACAGGCACTCACAGGAAAGCCCACCTATGCTGCTTTCCCAGGTTTGAAAGTTGAGATCAATAAACTATAAGAATTATGATTAACGGATTCGACAATGAAACAAAACCTCTATCTGAGTATGAGCTTAACACGCTCACCCCCCAGATTGTACGTGGACTGTCTATGAAGATCGGCAAAGACCGTGCTATCAAAAACAGTGAGATCTGTGCTAAGATGCGTTTGGCTGGCTACAGGATCGACAATGCCAGGTTACGCAAAGTGATAAACCATATCAGGGTGAAAGCCCTGCTGCCTGGAGTGATCGCTACCTCTGAGGGCTACTACATAGCCACTACGAAACGTGAAATGGCAGATTACATTGCCTCTCTGGAGAGCCGTGAGAGTGCTATCCACCAGGTGAGTGTTGCACTGAGGAAACAGATGGAGCTGTACGATGAGTAACGCTAAGGTGATCATAGAAAAGGCTAACGGCCTCTTTAACCTGAATAAGCTGTATGTGTGGTTTGTACAGGCTTTGGATGGAATTTACCTGGTAGAGGTGAAAAAGGTACGAAAGCCCAGATCCAACGATCAGAACGGCTGGCTTTGGGGATGTATCTATCCGATGCTGCTTGATGGAATGATTGATGCTGGCTGGGAGTTTACCAGCATAGAGCAGATACATGAGTTTTTCAAGGCACAAATGACAGCTGATGAGGTAGTAAACAAAGAGACTGGTGAGATCGTGAAATTTCCATCATCAACAGCAAAGATGGATACCGTCACTTTCTCCTCCTATTGCGAAAAGCTAAGGGAGTATGCCAGGGAATACCTGAATATAGAGATTCCTGATCCCGATAAATTCTGGAGGATAAGAGCCGATGAAACTAATAGCAAATAACCTGGTATCAGAGTTGATACGGTTGGTGCCAGTGATCATAGACAGCGTACCACCAGGCCAGAGCCTGAGAGTACAGAATGCAATCCGTATCGTGAGAAAGATCATAAAAAAATTGAATACACTAAAAGAATTAGTAAACTAAGTGAATTATGGCAAAAGAAAATGTAAAAACCGTGCCTGACGTAATGCTGGCAGACACTCCGATGGAGGAGAGAGAGCAGATCCTGAGGGATTCCTGTGATCAGATTGTGGAAAAGTTCTACACCAGAAAGTTTGGGGCTGCAGAAATGGCTAACAAGCGGACTGAGGCCTGTGATGTGGCTATGCAGATCAGTGAACTTAACAAAGAGCTCAAAGAGGTCACAGCTGACTATAAAGGAAAGATCAAGCCTCTCACTGAGAGACATGATAGCATCCTGGATGAGATCAGAGGTGGTGGTGAGCAAGTCAAGGGTGACACTTTCAAATTCATGTTTGAGGAGTGTGGTAAGGTTGGTTTCTACGACACCAACGGACACCTGGTAGAGCAACGTGATATGACACCAGAGGAGAGACAGCGCACAGTATTCCAGGCTATCAGAAGAAATGGAACTGAGGGTTAATTTTTTATCGTTCAACAATTAAATCAAGTAAAACTATGGCAGAAGAAATGAACATGGAGAAATCCGTATGTGTGAACATTCAGAACTATACAGGTGAAAAGCCTGTTGAGGTGATCATCAGAAAGGGTGATGCTGCTAAGGCTGCTAACCCATTGCCAACTAAGGAGCCGATCAAGACAAATATCTCTGGTGTTATTTCAGCACCCTTTGACTGGCTGGAGAAACGTGTTGATACCATTGATCAGAAACGATCCAACATCATTGTTGATCGTGAGGCTATGAGTATCAAGCTCACCATCAATGAGGATGATGAGTACAAAGAGGGTACCGTAACAGGTAAGGTTGAGTTTACTGAGATCTTCAAGAAAACGAAGATCAACAATCCAAATGATGGCTGGGCACCTGATCGCCTGGGACAGTTCCTGAGACTTAACCGTGGCATTGCCAACAGTGGACGTGATGAGTGGATGAAACTGGTATCAGGCCTTAAATCATTCAAGGCAACAGTACAGAGCAATATCGAGAAAACAAGAGATTCCTCTGGTAGTCGCTCAGATGTTTTCCAGATGACTGTACAAAGCCAGCTGCCTAAGTCTTTCCAGGTGAACATCCCGATCTTCCGTGGAACGCCTAAGACCGTTATTGAGGTGGAGTTTGACCATTACGTGGTGGATGGTGATTGTATGCTCCAGCTGGTTTCTCCAGGTGCTAACGAGGCTGTGGAGAGCTACCGTGATGAGTGTATCGATCAGGTTCTGGCAAAGATCCGTGAGATCGCTCCAGAGATTGCAATTATTGAGGTTTAATCACACTAACAGCTGGTGGGTGGGGCTGTCTCACCTACCAGCATCTAAAAACACCAGATATGGCTAAGAAAAGAATACAGATGATGCCTTTCGACACAGCAGACTGGCTAAGATGCCCAGAGCTGAAAGTGCTGCCACCAGACATAAGAGGCCTGTGGATGGATATGCTTTGCTATATGTGGGAGAGTGTGGAGCGTGGTGTGATGGTTAAGCCCAATGGTGACATCTATACACAGGATGAGATTGTACGAATGATCGGTAAGGATGCCTCTGGATCTGATACCTGGCTGGATCGCCTGATCTTTGGTGGAGTTTGTGCTGTCAGGGAGGATGGTGCTATCTACAGCAGGAGGATGGTTAGGGACACTGAGATCAGCCAGAAAAGACGTGAGGCTGGACTGAAAGGTGGATCCTCTACAAAGACTAAGGTGTTTGACAGAAAGCCTGTAGAACGAAAGGAAAAGCCCTCTGAGCCTACTTTACCGATGGATATTCCAGATACACCACCGCCACTGACACAGGAGCAAGCAGAAAAGGCTGCAAAGGCAAAGAAATACAAGTATGCTGAGTTCGTCACCCTTACCAGGGATGAGTACGCTAAGCTCTGTGAGGAGTATGGAGAGGATCCTGCTAAGCGTATGATTGAGATCCTGGATAACTACAAAGGTGCCAAAGGCAAAAAGTATAAGAGTGATTACAGAGCCATCCTTACCTGGGTGGTTGATAGGTACAACGAAGAAATTATAAAGTATGGAGATCAACGGAAAGCAAATGACACAGGAAATGGCCTTACAGATCATCAGGGATCACCAGCAAAAGGCGTTCAAGCTGTCCCAGGAGAGGATGGAGGAGGAGAGACGCAGACACAGAAAGATTATACTGAAAGGTTTTAAGTATGACCTGGAGGATCCTGATCAATACAGGGTGCACGCTGAGCTGATCAAGGGTATAGGTGATAACTATATGCTGAGGGAGTTTACCGACTACCAGGTAGATGATCACAATAGAAAGGTGCTCCAGTTCCTGACATACTATTTCAACGGATGCAAGCTGGCTGAGAGCGTTTTCCCTGGTGAAGATTACAAGATCCACAAAAACATCCTCCTGATCGGTGAGCCAGGAACAGGTAAGACAATGATCATGCAGATCTTTTCAGACTATCTGAGGATCACAGAGAATGAGAATTACTTTCGTAACATCAGCATGACACAGCTAATGAACTATTACAAGATCAACGGCCATATAGACCGCTATACGTTCAATGAGCTGGCTGATCTGAAAGCCTTTGAGGGATCACCTTTCAATGTATGCCTGAATGACCTGGGGCTTATGACTGAGAAACAAAAGAGCTTTGGTACCACACTCACACAGGTTACGGATGAGTTCCTGTTTGCCAGGTATGAG